TAAGCGTGATCGGACGCGAACGCACGGATCGGTTTTTCGCCACGGGCTGCATGAACCTTATCTGCCAACTCGAAGCAGCCTGCCACCTCACCGCCGGGGCTGTCCACTACCAAAGCGATCCGCTGGACGTTGGAATCGGCCATGCCCCGAACGAGGGCCTGCTCGATGTAGTCGTAGCCCGTGGCCCAGCGACCGAAGCTGAACGTGAACTTGTTCAGGAGCACACCCTGAACGGGGATCATCAGCGTGCCGTTCTGGACGTTGTAGGGGCGGAAGGCGTGGCCCGAGCCGTCGCCGTAGGGGTCCCAGAAGCTACCGGACGCCATGGGCGCGGAAAGCAGTTTGGCCCCGTCCTCGCTCTCGACCAGCATCTTCAGGCTGGCATTGACCATGCCGACCTGCTCCGCGTCGATCAGCAGGGCGTTCGCGCTGAACGCTTCCATGAAGGCGCTGTCATTCTTCATCGCTGTCCGTCCCGTCTTGTTCCTGTTGGCGCGGCGCACCGCTGGCGGCGTTCACGCTGTTGTCTTCCATCAGCACGATCCCACGAGCCTCGCGCTCTTTCGTCTCGCGCTCAAGCTGCGGATACACCTTGCGCCAGTCCTTGCCCAGCCGGGCAAGCTCGTCCTCGTGGGTGGACAGGCCGTATTTGATCCGCAGCACCGCAGCCTGCGTCTCCTTCAGTTCGTCAATCTGGTCACGGCCTGCGCCGATCCAGTCGCACTTCGACAGCGCGTCGAACATCATGTTCAGGTGGCCGTCCGTGTAGAGCTTCGGGGCCTCGGACGCGGGGAAGGTGTCGAGCCGCCCCTTGTTCACGGCTTCTTCGAGCCAGAGGCGGAAGACGTGGTTCGCGAAAGCGTCCGCCGTGTTCTTCTTCTTCGCCTGCATGTGCTTGCGCGTCCCGGCCATGGCAGCCTTCGCGCTCGAATAGTTCGTGTTCGAGTAGTCGCGCGTCAGTTCCTCGTAGGAGACGTTCAGCGAGGCCGCGATGTAGCGCAGCAGCGACTTCTCGAAGTCCTGACCGACGCCGCCCGGCGTCCCGGCAGGGCGCATTTGCAGCTTCGTGCCGGGGAACAGGTGAGGCACCTTCACGCCGTCGATCATCAGGTTCTTGGCGGACCCGACGTATTGGCTGATCGCGCCGAGATACTGCGTCGCGAAGTCCACCACGCCGCTCGCCGGGCTGCCACGCCCCGCGCCAAGCTGCTCATAGACCGCCTGCGACGGAAGCTCGGACTCGATCGACGCCGCATACATCGCGTTGACGACGGCGTTCTGAAGCGTCACATCGCGGAACTTGCGGGTGATCGCGATCTCTTTCAGACCGGCGACGATGCTGCTCACCGCGCGCGTCTGGCCGACCCGGTTCTGCTCGTGCAGGAAGATCACCTGCTGACGGCCCCACGGCTTGCGGAAGGGCACCTCTTTCCAGAAGTTCTCGCCGCGCCACGACATGCCGTAGTCCATCGGGTGATCGACCCGGATGAAGGCGCTGCGGCGACGACCGAAGCGGTCGAACCGGATGCCCTTGCGGACGTTCCGGTCGTTCAGCATCGTGAAGGGCGTGGACAGTCGATCAGCGTCGATCATCTGAATCGACGTGCCATATTCCCGCCCGCCGCCGCGCAGCCATTCGACGGTCGCCAGCACCTCGCCGCCCATCGTGTTGACGCCGACCGCGAGCCGGACGAGCGACGTGAAGTCGTTCTGTTCGGAGGCGTCCACCCAATTCATCGGGCTTTCGGCCCAGAGCGTGAACTTCTCCTCGACCTCTTTCTGGAAGTCTTCGGCCCAGCCCTCGGATTTCCCGAGCACCGCCCAGATCGGCTTCGAGTTCAGCAGGTAGGAGGAGCCGACGATCGAGTCCTTGTAAAGCTCGAAGCCGCCTTGGACATAGGCGTCGTTGCGGCCCACGTCGCGGGTGCGCCCGTCGAGCGTGTCCTTCTCAGGCAGCAGGTCGAGATCCGCCGACTGCACGGGCGGGTTCCACCCGGCAATCTGGTTGTCGAACCGCGCCGCGCCGTCATAGGCCCCGCCGAACGCCGAGGGTTCGGAAACACCGGACCCCACGAGGGCGTCGATTTCGCGCTGTTCGTCTTGCGTGAGGTCTTTAGCCATTCAGAGCATCCACGGGGTCATCGGCCCAGAGACGCCCGTGGGCTTCCCGAGTTGGACCTTCAGGTTCATCACGTAGGCGCGCAGCCGGTCCATGCTCGTCATGGCGAACTCGACGCGCTCACCGTTCTGATCCACGAAGACGCGGGCCTTGTTTCCGATCGCCAGTTGATGCAGGGCATCTTCGGCTTCGGTGAGCCGGGCTTCGAGGATCACGCGCTGTTCAGCGGTCAGGGTCATGCCAGATTACTCGCCAGTTTGGACAGACTATGCCCCGATTTCGGTTCAGCGTCGAACGCTTTTTCCTGAACTGCCGGATTGAAGACCAGATCGTTCTGGTCCCAATCCTCGGCCCAAGAAGGCGGGTTGGACGGGTCCATGTATTCCAGACCAATGTTCGGCGTCAACGTAGCGGCCACACAGTAAACCAGCAAGTCCCAGCTTTCGTTTCGATAGTTGCGGGGGTTCAGCCAGCCCTTCGCCGGGTCTTTCACCTCGACGGTCAATTCGATGTAGAAGTTGTCGTTCAGCCAGTTCGGGAAGCAGAACCGACCGCCGGGATCGAGCCGGTCGAGCTTCTTGTCCACCATGTCCTTGATCGTGTTCGGGTTGATGAACAGCACGGGGATCTCGCCCCGCGCCCCGGCGTTCCGGTCCTTGCGCTGCGAGTCCGGGTAGCTGATCGCGACGCGCGGCGCTTCCTTCTGCGAGGCACCCTTCAGCAGCATGAAGCGCCCGGCCATGCCGGGGTCCCACTCGTAGGTGCCCTCGTCCTTGTTCGTCTGGGCTTCCTCGTCCTCGGGGCCGTAGCGCAGCCACCGCACGAAGTTGTAGGCGTTCGCGGTCACGCCCTCGCGGCCACCGGAGTCGCAGATCACCTGCTTCACGCCCATCATGCGCCCCGAGCCGTCTGACAGCGGATACGCCTTCGCCAGAACCTCGTCGGCCAGCAGCTTCCAGTCCTCGGGGTAGGCACCCGGATTCACCCAGAGCCGTTCGCCGTCGTCGTCCTTCCGCTTGGACTTCTTGATCTCGAAGCGGTCGATCACGTAGATGTCGCCGTTCAGCGCGACGCCCTGCACCTGAACCACGAAGCGGTTCTTCTGCACGTCGATCGTCGCGATCAGGAAGCGCACCGCCGCCGGGACCTCGCGGAACCCGAGGTCGCGGGCGCGGGCCTTGATCGCCTCGGGCACCCGGTCGCTGGCGAGGCTCTTGGGCGTGTAGGCGTCGCCCTGATCGGTGTTCACGGTCGTCTTCAGGGCTTCTTCCGAGCCGCTGTTCTCATAGTCGCGTTCCGCCGACAGGTAGTTGAACACGAGCGTCTTCCAGTCCGTGAACGCGGCGGCGACGCCCTTCAGCCAGAACGAAGCGATCGAGGACCGCATCGGAGTCCCGGTGATCGAGCCGTCCTTCGCCCACGTCATGCCGTCCTGAATCCAGCGCCCGTTCCGGTTCATCTCGTGCTTGCCGGGCATCCCGTCCATGGGGTCGTGGTGGTAGTCGATCCCGCAATGCGGGCAGCGCAGCGTCGCCATCTCGGCAGCCGCCATCAGGTCTTCGGTGTCGGGATAGACGAGAAGGCTGAAGTCCGGCTCAAACTTGCCGTGGCACTCGACGCAATCCCAATACCAGCGACGGCGGTCGCCCCGGTTGTAGAGCGCGAGGATGCCGCGCGTGGGCGGGGCTTCATGCTTCGTGGAGCGCACCCACTTCGGGTTCTCGACGGCATAGCCGGGCGAGGATTCGGCCACGCACATGCCATGGCTGCGGAAGGAGGTCGCGCGCTTTCGGGCGAGGTCGAACGGGTTGCCCTCGCCGTCCACGTCGTCCGGCATACGGTCATAGTCGGTCAGGAACAGCCGGGGGATCGGCTTGCCCGACAGTTCGTTGATCGTCGGCCACGACAGGGTGAGCATCATCCCCGACTTGTAGTGCTTGTCGAAAGTGTTGTCGGCGCTCTTGGACGGGGCCAACATCGCACCGACCTGCTTCGAGTTCCGGTGCATCCTGTCCACCCGGCGCATCGAGAAGTCGCGCGCCGTGGTCTGCGAGGTCTGCACGAGCATCATGTCGGCGGGGTCGCACATGACAGAATAAGTCTGCCAATTCAAGAACATCTCCGTCTTGGCGCATTGCGCCGGGCCGCTGAAGACCGTGCCGGTGAACTCCCGCGACTGGAACGTGTTCATCGGCTCGATAAGGTAGGGCGTCAGGTCGTTCTTCAGCGGGCCGACGTAAGCGCCGGGGTTGTTCAGCTTGCGGTATCGCTCGGCAGCCTCGGCCACGGTCAGGCGCTCAGGCGG